ACGACGCTGGAGATATTAGAAATAAAAGCATCATAGAAAATATCACCTTGCAGAATATGTCGGATAGAAATGTACTAAGTATGTTTACATCAAAAGTAAAACCAATTGCAATCTTGATGGATGAGATAGATGGTATGAATAACGGAGACAAAGGCGGAATAAATGCATTAATTAAGTTAATCCGACCAAAAAAGACCAAAAAACAAAAATTAGAAGATTCAACGTGTAATCCAATCGTTTGTATTGGAAATTATCATATGGACAAAAAAATAAAGGAGTTAATGAAAGTGTGTACGAGTGTAGAATTAAAACCACCTACAGATGTAGAAATGACACAGTTAATAAAAGCGAGTATGCCAATCATTAATACATCTTTTATATCCAATATAAAAGAGTATATAAATAATGATTTGAGGAAATTTTCCGCATTATTAGATTTATATAAGGAAAATAATATAAAGTTCAACGATCAAATCATATCAAAAGTTTTCAAAAAAAAATCGTATAATGAAGATACAAAACAAATTACAAAAAGAATAATAAACAATAAAATAACTATGGAGAACCATATTCATACTATAAATGAAACGGACCGAACTATTGTGGGGTTGTTATGGCACGAAAATATTGTGGACCCTCTTAGTAAGTTACCACCTGAAAAGGCATTTCCATTTTATCAAAAGGCGTTAAATCTCATATGTTTTGCGGACTACATAGACCGTATCACGTTTCAAAAACAAATTTGGCAATTTAACGAAATAAGTTCTCTTATAAAAACGTTCCATACCAACAAACTTTATCACGAAACGTTTACAAAAAAACCAAAATATAATCCAACGGATATACGTTTCACTAAGGTTTTGACCAAATATAGCACAGAATACAACAACAATACTTTTATACAAAATATATGTCAACAATTGAGCATGGATAAAAAAGACGTATTTTCGTATTTTTTAGAGTTGAGAAATTCTTATTCTGATGACGAGATTTATGAGGTGTTCCAAACATATGACATATGCAAATTAGATATCAACCGTATCTATAGATATATAGATAAATATACGAAAAATCCTATTCATATTGATATTGATGAGGATGACGATATGTAAATACTTTTATTATTTTAGTGTTTGTTTAAAATAATAAAATAAGCAATTTATTCTGCTTTAATCAATTCCCATTCAGACTTTATAAATCCCCCATTTGGAGGGAACATCCTACGGTTATTTGCGTACCACTTAGCTTTCTGTGCCTGCCACTTAGCTTTCTGTGCCTGCCACTTTTCTTGAGAAGACTCAATACGTTGGTGTCGTATAAATTGTACTGGATTATCATAATACAGAAAATTGGGGTCTTTGTTTACAGGGTCTGACCGAGAAAGCAAAAACCCATTTGCATCACATTTAGCAGTAGAATCAATAACTTTGTACAATTGCAATTCTTCAAACGACCCCTGACAAAATGGATACACGTGTCCGGTTTTAGCATTTACTACACGACAACGCAGTTTGGTAGGATAGTATAGTCGTTTACGTTTAGGAAAATAAAAATGATTGTTTGATTCCGAAAACGTATCCTGGTCGTAGCTGGCTTCATCATAGTCGAAAGGCGTGCTTGGCATTTCTGGAGGCTATGTAGTTGTATATATGATAGCTATTTTATGTTTAAGTGGTTAAACAATATAACATAATTAATCTGATATTAGAGTTTTCAGACGTGTGTTTTCTTGTATTAATCCATTTATTTCTGTAATTTGACGATTTAACATGCTTTGTTGTTTGCGCAATAATTGAAGTAATTCATCGATAGTCATACGCATAGGATCACCATTTTCAGGTTGAAACATAACATAAGGACTATTGCTTCCGATCATAAGTTGATTTTCTGCACGCATTCTCCGTTGCGTTTCCACGTCAAGCATCTGCATTACTACATCAGGCTTCATACGGATATTGCCTGCGGGGTAACTCGAGAGAAGAATATCGATTTCATTTAGAAAAAATTGTTTAATGTGTGGATCTTTAACAAAATAATCAATATTTAGTCCGGTTTCTTTTACATTAGGATTGTTCGTACAGTCAAGAAGCGTTGTTTTATCACCTGCATTATGTTTGTGTGGAAAGACTAGTATAGTTTTGAAGGGGTCAAATTGCACCAAAGGTAAAGTATAATTTTTCAAAAAAGATTTTTCTTCTCTCATAGCATCATTCGGTTCGTAGTTAGTAATTTTCAACAATTCTTTTTTAAATGCGAAGGTTGCTGTGGTGGCGTGATTATCTCCATATGGTCCTATTTTGTAGATTTTCATATTGTGTTTAAAAAACATATACATAATACTAGATCCTCCACATAACGCGCCTGGTGTATTGGATAACTTGAAAACGGAGTGTGTAATTCTCTCTGGTGGATAATAATCATCATCATTCATATAAACGATAATATCTCCTTTGGGTTTTTTATGTATTACGTTTCTTTTTTCACCAATCGTCATTTTTTCATCGTAAGAAAAATATTTCACATTTGGATGGTCTGAAACCAAATCGTTTATTTTATCGGTACCGTCATCTAATATAATCCATTCGATTCTATCTTTTGGATACGTTTGATGATTAAAACATTTTATTAACATAGGGATAAATGAACGACGATTGAATGTAGGGGTGCAAACGCTGACATATGGAATGGTTGGCCATGTTGTAAAATCATTTTCCTTATATGTCATATTATAAGGAATTTATATAGTAATAACTTGTATATTTATATCTATTATTATATATTATTCCGATAAAGTTATTGTTCGGACATTTCAACAAAACTTGTTTTGCCTTCGTAATCATATACAATACGCTTATGCTCGAAATTTTCAGCACCACCACTCTGATCACGAGATCCCCACCTATCAGAAGATATCCATCTCCCTAAATATTCAATTGGTTCTTCGGTCCAGTATGTTTCATTAGGCCAAGTACCTTTTTTATTACTGTAAAAGGCAAATCCATAAAATTTCGATGGATCTAACTGAATTGACCGAAATACTTGTTGTTCTACCATGTCTATTACCACTTATCACGTAATACCTTTAAATTAAAAAAAGATTTCTTTTATGAGCCATAACAGATATGCTACCGCCATTACACCTGCAGTAGCATTATCTAATTTACTAAAAGCAGAGAATAGTATAAAAATTCCAAATACCATTTTTAACCATCTAGAATTACGATTCGCTATATTAAAAACGGTTTGATAATTAATAATCAAAGGTAAAATCAAAACATTAAACATAACTGACAATTGATGAAGAATAACATTTACATATCCTAGTAAAAGAACGAATAAAAACCCTAATAGGGTATATACCCATCCCATTTTTTCAGAAGTGAAACTAAAAAAGATTGTACTTAGAAACGTCATTACTGGTACGATTAAGCCGGTCAATACCGCGGGTATGATTATACCTATAATATATAAACCGGGGTCAGGAACAGATTTCAGAAGCCCTTTGTCTTTATTACTACCTGTGTAAATCATATGCATTACTTTACGATAGGTTATATAGGTATTTGCCTCGGTTAATGCAAACCAATTTTTAACTTCTTGCAAACTAAATTCTTCTGCTGATTTTTTATACATCGAATACGGCCATCCATTTAATTTATTTGTGTATCCCAACGATTTAAGTAAATCAAAAGACTGTCCGGATAATTTCTGCGCGTATGAAACAAAATTTGCGTTACCTCCTTTTTGTTTCTTACCTCCGCCAGTCTGAGGTTTGTTTCCAGGTGCGCTATTAGGCAAATATTTGTTAATATCTGTAGGAAACACTAAGTCTAATGAACTAAAATGGACTAAAAAAACAAAATTACTTCCAATTAGTATCAATAATAAAAAAATTATGAAATTGACTATTATAGAACCAGCAAATCCAGACCAATCTGGTGCATCATCGGAAGAAGTATCTTCTGTATTATTTTTATCATCAATTGCATCTACACTATCATCTGCCATTTATATATAGACGATATAATATATCAACCTTATAATATGCTAGAGAAAGTATTTATGCTTTTATTGTGGGTTATAATTGCATCTTATATAATGCAATATTTAGAAAGAACTTCTTTTATATATCCCGATAGAGAAAATATGTCGAGTATGCACCGTGTTTCAACTTCCGACTATCCATATGGATTTGCAACTCATATCCCGACAAATTATGCAATAAATAACGCAATAGATACCTATAGTAATAATTATAAGGTATCTATGGAGTTAAGTAAACAATTCACAACTCAATCTATTCCTCAACCTCATAATACCTGTTTTTTGTAAATATATTATCTCGCGTATTCTAATCCAGCCATTCCATTTTGAAATTTTAAAACGTTATATCGTTCTTCCATAACCACCATATTGTATTGATAATTATAAATTCCAGATTGAGGCATTTGTGTGGCAACCGTTTCGCCAGAACTGTTGCAAATCGCGGTGAATTGTACGTTTGCGTTCAGGGTAGGTTGTATGGTAGTAACTTCAAATTGTATTGTGCTAAATTTACTCATATTCATCGCTCCGCTAGGCTGAAAATCAAATGGGTCACAGCGTAAAGAAAAATTATAACAATATACTCCTTCTGGTGCTGCACCGGATGTTCTTATGTATTTTTCTACATAATCTAATACACCATAGGGTAGCGTATCTTCGCGATATTTGCCGTCTAATAACAACCCCCATGTACCCATAATATTTTTTGTATTCAACGGCGTGAATGGTCCAGTATTCCATAATGATGGAAGATAATTATCAGAACATAAAATGAACGGTGGATATAAAGTAGAAGAGTCGGTTTTCGTTATACCACTACAAGTATCTTCATTTGCAAAAATAACAGAAGAAGGCATATAATCATACGGCCAATTAGAATAATTAGACCACTGATTTCTCTCGTTAACATCTGTTCTTTGAAAAAACCACATCCAGTTAGAGACCATCCCCAAACTATTCAAATCAACACGTTTTGAACCTATCACGTTTTCATAAGTGGTGGTATAAGATTGGCGTACAAGATAGGATTGTGGTTCCGACGCAAATAATCTAACTTCATCATCTGTCAAAAATGCATATGTCGATAATAAGTGTATGTCTGCGTTCCAATTGGTTTGTTTGTTTTCATACACATCACTATTGGATATATCTACACTTGGAGGAGATTGTAGAAATCGGTAAAAACTGTATCGACTATCATTAAAATTAGGTTGGATGGGAACCCCTGTTGCAGCATATTCTAGGTCAACATCATTTGGGTAATATATTTGGTTTACAGTAAATAATTCTTGTACTGGTCTTATAGTAATTTCAATTTTGAGTTCTGCGTATTGTAGAGAGACTAAAGGAAACCCCATTTTAGCCGCAAGAGTGAACCATATATTTAAAGGAATATACAATTGTCTAGCTCGAAGTGATGGTTCACTTCCAGTACTGGCGTATACTGTTGGATAAGGTACACCACCGATTGTTCCTGTAGCAGAAGCATCGTTGTTACCACCATAAAAAGCACTTGGATA